TAGTTCAATACTACAAGGCATATTATGCAAAAAGTAATTAACATACTATCAATCATATCATTTGTTGGTGTAGCAGGAGTTTACGTTGGGGGAACTTATCTTTTTCTCAATAAGGACACCTATATTGAGAATGCTAAATCAAGACTCACTGTGGTTATTGGTGAAGCAATCGTAGATGTACTTCCCACAGCACTTGATGCTGAACTCCCTGAAGCACTTCCTCAAACAACTGGTGGTGTTGTTCCTCCTTTCTAATATTATTCATGAAAAAAATTTTTATGATGCTCATGGCAGCAACACTTGCTGCTCCTGCCATTGCTGATGAATCTAAGGTAAAAAGTTGGAATTCATTCGACTCTATGGGTTGTATGATGCTCCGTGAATGCACTAAAGATGTTCGTCAAGTAAAAACTTGGAGAAGTTTGGGTGATGAATACGAAGCATTTGAAGAAGAAATCTCCGACATCCTGAAAAGTCTAAGTGAAATCGGTGTCAATGTTTACATCGGTGATGATAAGTATTTTGCATTTAATACACGAGGACTTTATTCTGTAAAGGGAAATGACATGTTCTTGAACGAACGTTATTTGTCTAACCCCACCATGATGGTGAAAGTTCTTAGACATGAAGGATGGCATATTGCCCAAGACTGTATGGCAGGAACGATCGATAATACTTTTACTGGTGTTATCCTTCAAGATGGTGTAGTACCTGATTGGATTGCAAACGGTGCGGAAAAAACTTATCCGCAGCGAGCAGTGCCATATGAAGCAGAAGCGATGTATGCAGCGTTCTCTGATAGCATGACTAGAGATGCACTTAAAGTTTGTGCGGGGCCTAAAAAGATGTGGGAGGTTTACAAACCCACACCCCTTACTAAGAAATGGTTGCTTGAACAAGGTTTTATTGCTAAATAAAGTCGCCATGCTTGTGACTCATGCCTGAAGAAGCAAAGACTGAAGAGAAGAAGAAAGGCCCAATCGGCAAGTTAAAAGATAAAATTGAGGACGCTGATGAGCAATTAGCAGTCCTCAGTACATTGGTAAGACTTGGTATCCTTGTTTGGAGTGGTGGTATTCTCACCCTTAACTACGTGACAATCCCTGGATTGCCACAGCAGAAGATCGACCCGACATTCATAGCCAGCGTCTTTACTGGCGTTTTAGCCACGTTCGGGGTTCAGACGGCGAAGAAGTCTGGTGATGGCACCATGAAAATGAACGGTGCTAACGGCGCTGGTGCTGCTGGTGCCCCTGGTGCAATTACAAAAGCAGATCTGGAAAAACTTATTGCTGCTGCTTCACAGACTGCACCTTCTCAGACAATCAGAGTAGAGCAAGGCCCTATTAAAATCGTAACTGATTCAGATCAACCTCCATATAAAATGTGATATGAACTCTCCTATTAAATGGGCTGCGATCTCCGTTGGTGGAGTCGTGGCAATTGCCCATATTGGTATCTTAGGACACCTGATTAGAAAACCCCAACAGGTTCAAGTGCCACAAATCAACATCCCTGCAGGCACTCCATATTCTTCATATAAGATTGAAGCAGGTAAGGATGGATATACAATTGAATACAAAGCAAACGATCCCAAAGTTCTTGAATCACATAAATCACTTGACTTGAATCAGAGTCAAACCGGTTTCTTTGGTGGTAAGAAGTACGAGGATAGAAAAGAGACTCGCTATGATCAGTACACCATGGAAGGTGTTAGGAACATGGGAGGTGCTTCTCTACCTGGGGGAAAGTCTGCGAGCGACATAGAGTGCATCGTGGCGGACGCTGGAGCACGGAGTCAAGGTGCTATGGCAGGAACAGCGATTAGCACTGGACTTATTGCACCTGCAGTTATGAATATTCCTTATATTGGATGGTTGGCAGCAGGATGGGCAAATCTCATAGGACAGCGAGCAGGTGCAGCAGCAGGTTCTCAAGTTAACTCTATGATTAGCGACTGCTAATAAATACTTAAGTAGTAGGAATAGGTTTCCCATGTATCGGGAACCGCACCTTCAAAAAAAGTCGGATGAGTGTGCTGCTTTGTGGAGGGAGTGGCACACTTTGTGGCGAAAAAAGCATTAGGTGCCCCAGACGCAAGAGAGCAGTGGGGTAAATGTGTCACAGAATTTGGTAAAATGGTAAGTCAGGAAGTCAAGACAAACCCTCGTTACGCTTCAATTAGGAAGACATAGATAGTGTAGTTGCGTAAACTTTATGAAGTTTATTTTCGCATTCATCGCTACATTATTTCTTGCTGCACCAGCATGGGCAGTAGATGTTCAAATGGGATCAAACGGTAATCTAGTATTTGATCCTGCAGAAGTTACGATATCAGCAGGAGAATCAGTTCACTTTGTAAACAACATGCTTCCTCCTCACAATGTTATTGTAGAGGATCGTCCTGACTTGGGACATGAATCCTTAGCAATGTTACCAGGTGAGGAGTTTGATGTTGTCTTTAACGATCCAGGTGACTATACTTATTGGTGTGCTCCTCACAAAGGTGCAGGAATGATCGGAACAGTTCATGTTGAATGAATAAAGACGAAAGAAGAGAGTTCTACAAAGGACTCAGAGAAAGAATCAAGCAATTGAGAATGGAACATTTATTTGAAGAACCTTGTCCTTTATATGAGGATACAGATGAAGATGATGAACACTTTTAACAAATTTTTTTTAGATATTACAGTTGCAATTATTGATTTTTTATACAGAGGGAGGGATTATCAACGTTTCTGGGTGCTTGAGGAGATTGCTCGGGCACCATATTTTGCTTTCTTAAGCATACT